CGCTCGCGAAATTGTCAGAGGATGACGGTGATCGCGAGTTCACCGAGGACGAACAGAAGCTGTTCGACTGCTTGCAGGCGGAGATCGGCCAGCCGGCCAGCGAAGGCCAGCCGGCCACGGGGCTGCACCAGGCACTCGAGCGTGCGCAGAAGTTTGAGACCACCGTTCAGGGCTTCCGCGATCTGCGTAGCGATCAGGCGCCACCAGATGCCCCACGCATCCTGCCGGCCAACGTGTACCGCCACAAGCGACTCAAGGCCTACAAGGGAGAGCGTGCCGAAGAACGTGCGTACACCGCCGGCCGCTTCCTGGCCGCCGCCATCTGGCAGCATCCCGAGTCGGTGCGCTGGTGCAATGAGCACGGCGTAGAGATCCGTGATGCCATGAGCGGCGCGAGCAACCAACTTGGCGGCGCCCTGGTGCCCGAGGAAATGGAGATGGCAATCATCGACCTGCGAGAGCAGTACGGCGTCTTCCGCCGTGAGGCCCGCATTGTCCCGATGGCCAGCGACACCAAGATCGTCCCCCGCCGCACGTCCGGCGTCACGGCCTATTTCGTGAGCGACAACACCGAGGTCACTGCCAGCGACAAGGGCTGGGACCAAGTGACACTGACCGCCCGCAAGCTGGCCGTGCTCTGCAAGTACAGCTCGGAGCTGGCGGAGGACGCGATCATCGACATTGGCGATGATCTGACCAATGAAATCGCGCACGCCTTCGCCGAGAAGGAAGACGATTGCGGATTCAATGGGACGGGCGCCAGCACCTACGGGCACATCACTGGCGTCCTCAATGCGGCTGCAGCCGGCAGTATCTTCACTGCGGCGACCGGCAACACGGCGTTTTCCACGTTGGACCTCGCGGACTTCGAGGGCATCGTGGGCCAGTTGCCGCAGTACGCCGCAGCCAACGCCAAGTGGTTCATCAGCCGCGCAGGTTACTACGCGTCGATGTACCGCCTGATGGACGCGGCTGGCGGCAACACGCTGGCCACGATTGCGGGCGGCGTCGGGCCGATGTTCATGGGCTACCCGGTGGTCTTCACGCAGAAGCTCAACAGCACGCTCACCGCGCAGACGAGCACCAAGATCCTGGCGTTCGGCGACCTGCGGGCGGCGGCTGCGTTGGGCAACCGGCGCGGGCTGGCCGTCAAGATCAGCGACCAGCGTTATCTGGAGTACGACCAGATCGGCATCCTGGGCACCGAGCGGTTTGATATCGCCGTGCATGAGCAGGGTACTGCCAACGTGGCGGGCGCAATCCTGGTCATGGCGACTCCTAGCGCCTGAGCCGGGCTTGTGTTTGTTCTGTTCCCGGCGTGGCCCACGGCGCGCCGGTTGGTTCGACAGTACGAGGAACTATGGCAATGAGACCACAGCAGAATTTCAAACTGATCAGCATGGCCCCGCCGGCTGCGATCGTGGACAACGCGTCGTATACGGTGGCCGAGATCGACACGGCCGGCTGCGAGTACGCCAACATCATTTGCTACCTGGGTGCCACGGACATTGCGATGGCGGCCCTAAAGGTCACGGAGTCCGACGCCAGCGGCAGCGGCCATGCCGACGTCACCGGCCTTGTGATGGGCACCAGTACCGACATTGACGGTAACACCTCCGCGCTTCCATCGAGCACGGACGACAATAAGTTCGTGCGATTCGATATCGACCTCCGTGGCCGCAAGCGTTATCTCGACGTGACGGCCACCGCGGGCGACGGCTCCGCGGGCACGTACATGGCGGTATTCGCCATTCTCTGGCCGAAGATCGCCCCCAACACGGTGGCCGAGTGCGGCTGCGATACCGTCCTGAGGGTCTGATCGGATGTACGTCAACCTCCTGTTCCTTCGTGATCGGGTGAACAGTGTCACTGGCCGCATCTTCCGCGCGGGTCGTGTGTACCCGAATCAACCGGAAGGTGCGGCCAACCTGCTCATCCGTCGCGGCTTTGCCCGTCGTGTGGATGACCCGCCAGATGATCAGGTACAGCCTCCAGCAAAGCGTCGGCCCAAGCGTTGAGCCTGTCAGCCTGACTGAGCTGAAGGCACATCTGCATGTGGACCACACCGACGATGACATAGCCCTGACGGCCTTGATCAAGCTCGGCCGCCAGGCTGTGGAGCGTGACACCGGCCGCTCGTTGGTGACGCAGACTTGGGTGCTGCGACTGGACGAGTGGCCGGCCAGGTACATCGAGCTGCATCATCCGCCCGTGCAGAGCGTCTCGAGCATCACGTACGTTGACACCGCCGGGGTGACGCAGACCTGGTCGAGTGCCGAGTACGTGGTCGATCTCTATAGCAGGCCTGGCTTGGTGCGACTGGCATACAGTTGCGACTGGCCGGATCTGCGCGGCGACGAGCGTGGCATTGCGGTGACGTATGTCACAGGGTATGGGACTGCCGGCAGCGACGTGCCCCACGAACTGCGTCAAGCGGTACTGCTGCGCTGCCAGATGGAATACGACGGCTGGAATGCGGACGCGCTTGGGACGATGCGGGGGGCGGCGGATGCCTACGATCGAATCGTGCGCGGCCTGCGTGTGGGGGTGTACCCATGATCCACGCCAACCAGCTACGACACGTCGGCTCGCTCCGGTCGTTCAACGAGACCGGCACTGATGACCACGGCCAGCCCATCGGTGCCTGGGAGACTATCTCGACCGTGCGTGCGAAGATCGAACCTGTAACGGGCCGCACGGCGGAGTACGCCCACCAGCTCTACGAGCTGGCCACACACGTACTCTGGCTGCGCTACCGCAGTGGCGTGACCAGCGCCATGCAGTTGGTGGTGGGCACGCGGACGTTTCATTTCGGGTACGTAGAGAACGTCGACGAGCGCGGCCGGTGGCTGCGGATTCTGGCAAGCGAGGTGCCGGCATGAAGTTTGCGCCAGTCGG